CCGTTGTTGCTTCTGACGAGTTGCGGATGATCTACTACTACGACTGCGGACGCCTAACTAATAGCGAACCAACAAACGTGATGCTTTCTCTGGCACCAGAACTGTATCTGTACGGCGCTCTTGTCGAGGCCGCCAACTTCTTAGGCTCAGATTCTCAAAAATGGGAGATAGGATACCAGCAGGCATATGGACGACTGGTTAAACACGCCCGTGATTCAGAAGTAAGTGGAGCCACATCTCAAGTAAACAGCGGGTACTAATATGGGTGGTTTTTTTGGCGACAATCCGGCAGATACAGTCGTTGGGTCTACGGACGCGACAGAATCAACAATTGCGGAAGATGCAGTCTCGCAGACGGACACAGCAGGTGGCTTTTATCAAGGATCGCCAGATCAAACCACAACCGATGCCTACACCGCCGACGCTTTAGCATCTAAAAACGCAGCAGCCGTATCTGAGGCTAACGCAGCCGTATCTGAGGATAACGCAGCAACATCTGAATCTAATGCCGCAACGACACTAAGTAACATCACATCACTAACCGCAGCCTCCGGCGCGGCAGGTTCTGCTGCTGCGTATGATAGCAGCACCGGCGTGTTAACTGTGCCACGGGGAGATACAGGCGCTACTGGAGCAACCGGCCCAACCGGCCCACAAGGCGCGACTGGCCCACAAGGCGCGACTGGCCCGCAGGGTGCAACTGGCCCACAAGGCGCTACTGGCGCAGACTCTACTGTCGCTGGGCCAACCGGCCCGCAGGGTGCAACTGGCCCACAAGGCGCTACTGGCGCAGACTCTACTGTCGCTGGGCCAACCGGCGCACAGGGTGCAACCGGCCCACAGGGTGCTACTGGCCCACAAGGCCCACAGGGCGCTACGGGAGCGGCGGGTGCTGACGGAAACGATGGCGCTACAGGGCCACAGGGCGCTACGGGAGCGGCGGGTGCTGACGGAAACGATGGCGCTACAGGCCCACAAGGCGCTACAGGCCCACAGGGCGCTACCGGAGCGGCGGGTTCTTACACCGCTGGCACTGGTCTTACGCTGACAGGTACAGAGTTTAGCCTGACAAACAGCACAAGCTATATGCTGAACAATGCAAATAACGACACTGTTGCGTACACCAATAAAACACGCTTTTACTCCAATACAGACGGAGGTACTGCTGATGGAAATATGTCGGGCCTAGAGGTTTTCCAAGGCACTGCTAATGAAGACGCATTTATGACGTTTCATGTTAGCGGTGATTACGCGGGTTACTTTGGGATAGATGGCACGACAAATGATTTATTCTATGGCGGCTGGTCAAACGGTGCAGTAAAGAACAAGGTATGGCATGCAGGAAACGATGGCTCTGGCTCTGGCTTAGATGCGGATACTCTCGATGGGGTACAGGCTTCTGGGTTTATAACCACATCAACAGCCCAACCTTCTCAAATTGCAATTAGAAACGGAAGCCCCACGATCTATCTAAGAGACACAGATCACAACTCAGCAATGCTCCATTGCAACTCAGATATCTTCTATGTCTTGCGGGGCGGTGATGACACTACAACGTGGACGCAGGTTAATGGTCAATGGCCTCTTCAGATTAATCTTACCAACAACGCCTCTACGTTTGGCGGTGATATTACGGCAGTCACTGGTAACTACTCAACTTCTGCATCTCAAAATACCTTTACTACACCGTCTGGTAACATACAGCTTGGCCCCATGAACACTAGCTATGCTCACATTTACACTGACAGGCCTAGCTTTTATTTTAATAAGGAACTTAAGGTTCTTGGGAGTAGCGTTTGGCATGCAGGAAACGATGGCTCTGGCTCTGGTCTTGATGCAGACACTGTAGATGGTATCCAAGCTAGTAGTTTCTTACGATCTAATGCCGCTGATACTTGCAGCGGTCAAATAAACTTTACCGCAGGGATGAAGCTAGACAATCATGTTATTTTCAACGGTACGGACACATGGTTCAGATCAAACGGTACTACCGGCTGGTATGCCGCCACTTATGGCGGTGGTATGTATATGTTGGACACTACATGGGTAAGAGTTTATAACGGCAAACGCCTTTATGTTCCTAACCAGATTGCGGCCACAGGTAACATCACAGCCTACTATTCTGATGAAAGATTAAAAACGAAGACAGGCGGCATTGAGAATGCTCTTGAAAAAGTACAAAGCCTTTCGGGGTTTACCTACGTTGAGAACGATTTAGCAAGAGAACTGGGATACGCAAATGAAAAACAGCAGGTTGGTGTATCTGCCCAACAAGTACAGGCTGTTATCCCAGAAGCTGTTTCACTAGCCCCTGTTGATTTTGAAACAGATGAACATTCAGGTGAAATTACTTCTAAGTCAGGGGAAAACTACCTAACTGTTGATTACTCAAGAATTGTTCCACTACTTATTGAAGCCATCAAGGAACTCAAGGCAGAGGTTGAAGAACTGAAGGGCAACGCTTAATGACTCTGGCAACGTCAGGATCAATCTCAATTGGAGGCACAACTGCTAACAGGTCTATCAACTTAGAACTGGGCAGAAGTGCAACGGCAACGTCCTCGCTGGGCGAATCTGCATTACGCGCTCTGGCTAACGACACCTCTGGTGCTATTAGTATGAGTACGTTCCGTGGAAAGTCTGCCGCGCTAAACACTCAAACAGTGACTGTCGGTTTTCAGGCGGTACAGCAATATTCTAATTCTGGTTACGGCTCATTTACGACAGGTATCTCTACAAATGTAAATAGAAATGTGGGCAGTATGTCTGACGGCACATTTAACCCTAAAAGCAATATGTACATTAGAGGAATACATTTCAGCACAGTTGGCAATGGTTCGGTAGTTTTCGCATTGAGAAGTTTAAATACTACGGTTGCTAACAGCGGCTGGACAAATATGAATATTGCTGGAGTAAACTTTACGCGATCTAGTGCATCTTTTGTAAACACGAATGACGCAACTGTTGGGCAAACTCAATGGAGTTGGATAACATCGAGCAACCCGTTTGGTACGACAGTGGGTGCAACGAAAGTGGTTACGTTCACATGAACAGGGGATACGTTGATAAAACAGACCTTGAAGATTCAGCGGTTACGCATGCTACTTTAACTAGAGGTAGCACATATCTTGAAGTGCCAAAGGGTTCAAGCAGTGAAGAAGAAATACAGCTTCTGCTTGACAATGCTCTTTTGCAAGCCGCTTTGCACAACTTTCACGAATCGCAATGCAGAGATGATGTTTATTGCGACAAGGTTATTGTGCGTCGGGATTATTCTACGGGACTACCCGAAGCACAGGCGTTAATACAAGAGTTGCAAGCTGTCTTTCCTGACTACGATAATTGGAATAGACACGATTACAATATTGTAGGCCGGTATACCGCATATAGGGAGCCTTATTCTAACTCTGGTATTAGCTTTTATAACTTTGGTGAAAAGCCTACTGAGTCTTTGTTGCTAAGTTTTAATACGTCTTACTTGAACAGTAACCTGATTGAATGGTACGGGCTAAAGTTTGATTTAGAAACCGAGCAGGTAATGCTGAAAGTGGTGTTTAAAAACTACGATGGCGAGACTCCAGAGTTACCCTCAAACCCTAGAAACTTTTATGCCGCTACGCACAACCAAGATGGCACAGAAAGCGAATGGGTAGATTACTACGCATACGCAACGCCTAAGTTAATCAGAGAGTTCTGCGCTGAAAAAGGATTGTCGTATCCATTACCCGCAACCACGCACACAGACTGTGACGTTGTATGGTGCTGGGGCTTTGTGTTTAACAAGAATACGTTAGAGTATGGCCCAGTTAAGGCTTACGCACGATACAACCAATAGCGGATTTTTGGGTTAAAATACAACTTGCGGTAGAATAGACCACCAAGAGGTGTATTCATGGATAGTACCCAGATTGGACAGGCAGGTGAATATCTAGCCGCAGCAGTGCTACAACGCCATTTCTTGGCGATAGCTTTTCCCGACAAACCTTCCGTTTACGATTTAATTGTTGAAACAAAAACCAATTCTTTTCTGCGATGCCAGGTTAAAACCAGTAATTCGATAAGCAGCGTCAATGGAAGTGATTATTACCGTTTTCACACGTTGAAGTCATCTGGGAAATACTCAAAGACGGATTGCGATTTTTTTGCCTTTGTTGTTCTTCGACATCGGACTGTTGTTTTTGTAAACCCAGAAAATGTTAAAAGCGCGGTCTACCGTGTAAAGCTAGATGACGCTACGTTTGAAAACGAAGCACAAACTTTGCAACAAACTTTAGGTGAGTGGCTGTGATGAGCGACTTCAAATATTTTAAGCGAGAAGATTTCGACTGCCAAGAGACAGGCGAAAACCGCATGGAAGACGAGTTTATTTACAAACTTGATCACCTACGCACAGTCTGTGGGTGGCCCTTCATTGTCACCAGTGGGTATAGAAGCCCAAGCCATAGTTTAGAGATAAAGAAAAGTTCTGGTGGAGGCAGTCACACCAAAGGGATTGCCGCAGACATCAAAGTCACAAACGGGAAGCAAAGACACGAAATAATTAAACACGCAATGGCTCTTGGATTTACCGGCGTAGGTATTGCCAAGACATTTGTCCACGTTGATATACGAGAGGACACGCCTGTCGTATGGACTTATTAGGAAGCAAAATGACAGAAGAAGCGAAACAAGCTGTTGATTTAGCCGCTGCCAGCACGGCTCTAGGAACTATGGTTGCCTGGCTTCCACCGCTTGCCTCACTTTTTACTTGTATCTGGATGGCGATCAGAATTTTTGAGTCAGAGACATGCCAAAAGCTGTTAGGTAAATCTGAATGAATATCTTGGGGTCTTTAATTGCTCCAGTGACGGGTCTGTTAGACAAGTTCATTGAAGACAAAGACCAGAAAAGCGCCCTGGCGCATGAAATTGCAACATTAGCGCAGAAACAGGCGCATGAAAGTGCATTAGCACAACTAGAAGTAAACAAGGTTGAAGCGGCACATAAAAGTCTTTTTGTCAGCGGGTGGCGACCTGCAGTCGGTTGGTCATGCTGTTTCGCCTTAGTCTATTCCACGATTCTTGCGCCAATACTTGGCATCTGGTTCACCGTCCCGCCAGTGGATAGTTCTTTGCTAACAACTGTACTCATGGGAATGCTAGGGCTTGGCGCGATGCGCTCCGCAGAAAAGGTCAAAGGCGTTCAGCGCGATAAATAATTTACAGGGTAAACACGAATGGCATTAGAAACTTCAACGTATATCAACGGCCTGGTCGCCACGAATCCAACATCCACCGATAATGTTGGTGATGGGGACAACCACATACGGCTGCTTAAAAGCACAATCAAAGCAACTTTTCCAAACATAACTGGCGCATTGACAGCAACACACACCGCGATTGATTTGGCTATACCCACAGTGAACGCGGCGACAGACGCAAACACAGCGTCTACGATAGTAAAGCGAGATGCCAGCGGAAACTTCACCGCCGGAACGGTAACAGCCGCACTGACCGGAAACGTCACAGGTAACGTAACAGGTAACGTAACAGGTAACGTAGTGGGCGATGTCACGGGCGACCTTACTGGCGATATGGCAGGTGATGTTTACGCACAAGACGGCACCAGTGTTGTGCTGCAGAACGGAACAGATGGTTCAGACGCTACGTTTACTGGAAAATTAGCCACTGCGAGGGCGATAACGCTAACCGGCGATGTCACTGGCACTGCTAACTTTGATGGCTCCGCAAATGTGTCAATAACTGCCACAGTTGGCAACGACTCACACTCACACTCAATAAATTATGTTACGGGTTTGCAAGCTGCCCTTGACGCAAAACTTTCGACAACCGGAACAGCGGCAAACTCAGACAAAGTAGACGGCAAACATATTTCTTTTGCTTCGACAGGTGCAGACTCAAACACTATTTATTTCAGGACTTGATATGCCGATTTTTCACGGTAGCACAGAGATCACTGACATAAAGCACGGCAACACAGAAATCAATTCTGTGTGGCACGGTGGTACTCAGGTCTGGTCGCGGGGTTACACGCTAACGCTAGATTACGACACTCAGTACACTGAAATTGCGCCCCAAGAAGAAGGACTTTACTACAACACTAACTATGCTGGTTACTCTAACAGCACTGCACAGCCGATAGATGGAAGTATCGATCCAAGTGCATTTTCTAAATCGCCGTTGGTAAATTCCAGTCAAAGCACTCCGTCAATAGATCGTCTTTTTACTTATGAGAGAGCGGGCAGCGGCGTAACAGACACCTTTGTTTTGATTTTACATTTAGATAGGAAGGTTACTAACAGTGGTTGGACTAACATGACAATCCAAAGGCTTTATAATGGTGCGCCAACAGGTTCAGTATTCACATACGCCAGAACAAACGCGGCCTTCCTTAGTGGAAACACGACAAGCCAATGGCAATGGGATATATATTATTCCATTCCTATATTCCCCTATACAGCCGAATACGACCCTTTCAATAACACTGCGGGAACTGAATACGAGATAAAGTTCACATGAGTTATATCCCTCTAAGGCAAATAGGTTCCGGCGGTTTAGTGACTGACCAGAACCCATACGACCTAGAACTGACACAGTTCCCTGCGGGTAACAACGTGCAGTTCCACGATGGCCGCATTGGTAAAGCGTTGGGGTATTCTCAACGCACCACCGTACCCGTAGCACCGACACATATTCAAGGTTGGTTGTACGAAGGCAACGACACGATAGTTATAGGCACTTTGCAGAAGCTGTACAGGTTCGATGGTGGCACTGTTACTAACGCCACTAAAACCTCTGATAGCACAAACTACAGTAACTCTCCACGTTGGCAGTCTGAGCAGTTAGGTACTGCGATGATGTTTAATAACGGGGCGCAAACACCGCAGTATATGTTGCCAAACGGGAGTCGCTTTGCAGACTTACCGTCATGGCCTTCCGGCATGACAACTGGATGTTTAAAACCTTACAAGTCTTTTTTGATTATGGCGGGCTATGAAACATCAGGAACTGAACACCCATACACAGTCCGTTGG